CATGTTTTCACAGGATGACATTGATTGGATTGAGGCCAATTGTATTTTCATTGAGGTGGACGACGTCATAGCGACGATTCCGTAGCTACAACTATTTTTCATGCCAGTAAAGTGTGGCTTGTGAGTCAACCGTGAGAAGGTCAGCTGCTGTACCGCCAAGACCAGGTACAAAAATGTCAAGGATGTAGTAATCTCCCATTCCGGGTTTCGCCTGTGTGGTGGTGTACCGGGTGATCTCGGCTGCGCCATTTTCATCATCGTCGTAAACGAGATTTTTGTTCATTCCATACCAGCGCTTGTGTGTTTTGAAATACCCGTTGGCATTACCCGTGTGCAAAGAAATAGAGACGTCTGACATAGTAGTAATGCGAGTGGAGTCTGTCTTCGCATTGAGAATGTTGTTCCAGTCTTTATCCTGTTCGCCCTGAAAGATGCTCCCATTGAATGTCGATATCGTATTGGGCGTATTGTTGACTTGCTGGTTGAACCAGTGCCGCGTCATCCCAATATTGTTGGTGGTGGAATCGAAGAATGGGGAATAAGTAACGTTGGGGGTGGCGTCACCATTGACCTTGTTGAGAAAAAGATCATCCTTGGTGGTGAAACATATCCTGCGCCATACCCAAGGAAGGGGGGAGCTAGTCTGAATGCGGAGGATCTCGCGTAATCCTCGCATGTAACAGGTGGTTGAGGTACGGTCTGCCTTGTCGGTAAAAACATTAACACCGGCTCCGCCTGTGGCTAAGTTGCGGGCCGTGGCGTTCCAGAGGACGTAGGCGTTGCCAGTTGAACCATTGACGAAGAGGGGTCGGATGGCGACAGCGGAGCTGCCTCCCGTACCGTTGGTGTTGGAGGTGGACAACATAGTGTCGCGTCTTTTGGTTGAGGTGAGGTTGAGGATGGATCGTCGGGAGGGTAAAACCCTTCGGCTCCGACGTGCAACCCGAGTGCGACGAGCATATCGATTACCTCGTCTAATTGTTCGGCGAACCGGTCTAGTTGATCGGCGGCGGAAGCCACCTCGCTTGCGGGTGTATGCCATTGCAGGGTAGCGTCTTGGCGTTTGAGTGTTGGTGGAGACATGATGGTACAGATTGTACTGCGTAAATTCTGGTCCGGGAGGTGGGTGCTCTATATATAGAGATTGGGGTGTGCCCCGTTGTCCTGCTATAATATTAGTTTGCAGGACACGGGCTGGAGAGCACGCGGGACACACCTTACGTCATGCTTTTTGTCAACAGTCGTTATGTCTTGCTTACCTACTCCCAATCTGACGGGCTTGATGAGTGGGCCATTGTCAACCATTTGTCTGGACTTGGAGCTGAGTGCATTGTTGCACGAGAGAATCACGCTGATGGAGGCACTCATTTGCACACTTTTGTCGATTTCAACCGCAAATTCCGAAGTCGAAATGTACGTGTGTTCGATGTTGGAGGTTTCCACCCGAACGTGTCGCCTTCTCGTGGTACACCAGAAAAGGGCTACGACTACGCGACGAAGGATGGAGATATTGTGGCGGGTGGACTCGAGCGACCAGGGCCACGCGGAGGGATGTCTGTTGGAGCTCATCGAGTCAGGAATGTCGCGCACTTGTGCGAGAGTGTGGGAGAGTTTCTTGAACTTTATGACGAAATGGAAAGAGGAGATCTCATTGCTGGATTCGGGAACATTGTCAAGTACGCTGATTGGAGGTTCCGTATTGAATCTCCCCCGTACTGTACACCCGAGGGCACTATCTTCGCAAGTGGGACAATGGATGGACGAGATGATTGGGTATCACAGTCTGGTATCAGCGGTGGAGAACCACTCATAGGTTAGTCTTACACCTCCCATGGGGGGGATCCCCCGATCGCTCCGCTCCGGCTCCCAAGGTCGCGGGAACCCTCCCCCCCATTCCCGGTGCGCTAGTCCATATATTGGAAGGACTTTTTATTGATGTTTATCTTAGGACCTAGGAGAATGAGTTTGGTGTTGTATGGAAGGTCACGAACTGGGAAGACCACGTGGGCGAGGTCATTAGGCAACCACATTTACTCCGAGAATGTGCTGAATGCCAAGGGTGCGGCTGAGGGAATCAATGACGCGCACTATCATGTCTTGGATGATATCGACATCCGATATTTCCCAAAGTGGAAGTCGTGGCTTGGAGGGATGAGCTACATCTCCAATAAGCTCTTGTACAAGGATGTGGGCCTCCTGCATTGGGGGCGTCCGTGCATCTGGTGCAACAACACGGATCCAAGGGTGGTAATGAGGCGTTCGATAAACGCAAGGAATGGAGAGGGGGATGGCATGTTTTCACAGGATGACATTGATTGGATTGAGGCCAATTGTATTTTCATTGAGGTGGACGACGTCATAGCGACGATTCCGTAGCTACAACTATTTTTCATGCCAGTAAAGTGTGGCTTG